CCGCGCAACGTTGTTATTTGCGCCGAGCTGGTCTAAATCACTGCCGACGGCATAAGCCACCATCACCGCGCGCGCCGCATCGTTAACGCGCTGGCGGAGAATGACCTCACGGTAGGCGTTTTCCTGTAGCAACTTGACTAATGGCTCTGACTCCAGCGACAAAGTGCGGGCCACAGCGGTGCGCTGTTCCTCTGGATACAGTGAAATCAGCGTCGCTTTGCGCTCGGCCAACAGGGTTTCATAATCCAGTTCTTCCACCACAAACGGCGGCGGTAACAGGCTCAGGTCAATGGTTGCCATAGAGTTAGCTCACAGGGATGGTTAAAGAGAGGGGGGCCGCGCCATCAATGCGGGTGCCGGTGATATCTACCACCATCTTTCCGTCAAAGGTGGTTTCAAAGGTGATGCCAGTCAGCTTGACCCTCGGCTCCCAGCGCAAAATGGCACTGTAACTGGCGGCCATAATTTGCAGGCGCAGGGCCGGATTTTGCGGCTGGTCAATCAACTCCGATAACAGCGAACCATAAGCGCGGCGCATTACCCGCGAACCCACAGGGGTGATAAGAATGTCAGCGATAGACTGGCTGATGTGGTCAGCGTCGGTAATGGCCCGCCCGGTATTGCGGTTCATGCCGAGGTATTTTGCTGTGGTCATGCAGCCCTCAAAATTCGCGCGAGTATTTCAAGTCAGTTTGCTGCTAATGGGCGCGGATAACATCTTAGGAGGGATGTGTGGGGGATAGGACGACAAAACGATAAGGTCATCTAAGTAGATTACTTTTGTTTCGCGTGATAGAGTTATTTCTATGGTTCTCATGGATGAGTATTATGTTTTCAGCAAATATTATAAAAGTGGCACTAAAAGAGTTATCTAAACTTCCTGCGGGTCTCAAAGCTGAAATGGTTGAGGCCATAGAGGAATTAGAACAAGTAGGCACAGATTTGAAAGAGCCGAAAGTCAGGGATGTAGGTAACGGATTAAAGGAATTAAGAGTCAGTGCTCAGGAGGGAATAGCGAGAGGCTTTTTCTTTTTCACAGTCGGAAAGCAATTTTACGTTGTTCATGTTTTGCATAAGAAAAGTCAAAAAACACCCAAACTATCCCTTGAATTAGCTAATCAACGAATGAAAGATATTAAACGGAGACTGAAAGATGTCTGATAATGACCTCGATATCATCCCATTTTCTGAAGCTAAGGCACTGCTTTTAGAAGATAAGGCAACTCTGGAAGCCTATAACGAAATTCAGATCCGCAAGGCACTGATGACACAGCTAAAAGATGCGCGTAAAGCATTACATCTTACTCAGCAAGATGTCGCCCAAAAAATTGGAACACAGAAACAAAATATTAGCCGCATGGAAAATGGTAAGAGCGTACCTAATTTGGCGACCTTAAGCCGTTATGCGGCAGCTTTGGGCGGTACCTTTATTTTCCACATACCAAATCGGTAAAGCTCATAGTTGGTTCTTTCTCGTCTTTATGCTGTGACGTGGGGAGCCAACTAATTAAGCCTGAATTATTATTTTATTCCCACCGTATTATCCCCACCACGCTTAACACCGCCGTGGTTATGCTTATCAACCACCACACTATTGGATGTGAACGAACCGCCTGAGTGCTCAATATCACCGCTCATCTTGCCGCCTTGGGTCACATTCAGTGTGGCGGTGGTCAGGTTGTGGGTGCACTCCACTTCGGGCGTGTCTAAAAGGATTTTCACCGAAGCGACACAGGTGATATTGGGGGCGGTAACATTCACCGATTCGCTGGCCTTGATAACCGCTGTTTTGATGCCATCAGCCAGCAACTCGCCGCTTTCCGGCTCATAGTGCAGGGTGGCACCGTCAGGAAAGGTGATATATAGGCCATTGGCTGAGGCCGACGGCGGCGGGAAGTCATCAGAGAAAATGCCTGGCAGTACAAAAGCGGTGTCGAGTTCGCCACCGAGGGACAATATCAACACCTGCTCACCCTCGGACGGTGCCCACCATGATCGCAATTGACCGGCGCGCAGCGTCAGCCAGTTTAACCAGCCGGTGGTATTGTCGCCCGTTGCCACGCGGCACAGGGCTTGGTCGAGATCGACCTCGGCCACCGTACCAATGCGGATAAGGTTGCGCAGCAGGCGCAGAATTTCAGTGATTTGGGTTTGAGTGTTCATGGGGGGATCATGCGATCTGTGATGATGATCTTCAATTTGATTGAGCTGTAAGACATTTGGGACAACAACGTTTGAAATAACTTGCTAATCACCCAATTGGTAGTAATTTATTACTGATAACCTTATTTTCAGTATTACATTTTTTTCTAGCAGTTATTTTTATTTCTGGGACGATATAATGGAAGAAAAAGAATTTTTTAGTCATGGGGATGTACGCGTTACAAACTCTCGTTTTACAGTAAGTGGTGCTACCTATGCAATGAATGGAGTTACGTCAGTTAAACAACTTCAAACAAATCCCTCAAAGGTAGGCCCAGTAATTTTAGCTATTATTGGTGCTGTCGTCACATTTAATGCAAATGGCGGGGGGAAAATTATTGGAATATTAATGTTGTTAGCCGCCATTTTTTGGTTTAAAAAGATACAGCCAGAATATATTGTTGTGCTTAACAGCTCTTCAGGAGAAGCTCAAGCATTGAGAAGCTATGACGTTAATTACATCCAGAATGTGATTAATGCGTTAAACGAATCAATTGTTTATCGAGGTTGAATAGTAATTTAAAATTTAATTGCTATGACTGACATACTATAAATATCTTTATGGTTTTTAATGTTCTAATTATATAGTTACTCAAAAATAAATTTGAGTAACTATCGTACATATAAAATTTCAGGTGATCATTATGGTAAAGATGTTCTCATTCCAAGAGGCTTTGTTATTTTCTGAAGAACAATCCAAACGACATTTACTATTAGGTAATGGTTTTAGTATTGCATGCAGACCAGGTATATTTCAATATAGAAAATTGTTTGAGCAAGCAGATTTTTCGAAATTATCAACATCGGCAAAAAAGATTTTTCATGAGTTAGGTACACAGGATTTTGAGAAAGTTATTAGTATTCTAAGAGATTCAACGAGTGCGCTCAAAGCCTACGAGGATATCTCTGCGAAACTCCTCGCTACGTTAAGTAGTGATGCTGACTCACTAAGGGAATTATTAGTGCAAACTATTGCGAGCAGCCATCCTGAATGGCCTGGTGAGCTAGAGGAAAGAGAGTATTCATATTGCAAAGCATTTCTTGATAATTTCTCTCGTGTTTATACTTTAAACTATGACTTATTACTCTACTGGGTACATATGCATACACTTGAAGGAGAGGATCCATCCTCAGATGACGGGTTTAGAAAACCATATGAAAACTATGATGCTAATTATGTAACTTGGGATCCAAGTAATAGTCATGATCAAGATTGTTTCTTTCTTCATGGAGCATTACATCTATTTGACACAGGCGTTGAGTTACAAAAATATACTTGGAAAAATACGAAGATACGTCTCATAGAGCAAATTCGTAGTGCATTGAAGAAAGATTTATTTCCTGTATTTGTCGCAGAAGGAAAAAGCGATGAAAAACTTTCTAAAATCAGACATAATGATTACCTCGCTAAGGCATTTCGGAGTTTTAGTGAAATAACTGGAGCACTTTTTATATATGGACATTCTTTGGCGATTAATGATGAGCATTATTTAAAATGAATAGAGAAAGGTAAAATAAAACAGCTTTACGTAGGGCTATATGGCGATCCAGAAAATAATAATAATAAAATAATTATAGCTAGAGCAGAAAGAATGTCTGTAAATAGAGGCAAGAAAAGAGGAGGGCTAGAAGTTTTCTTTTTTGATGCTGAGACTGCGAATGTCTGGGGTAATAACCCAGAGAAACTATAATGTTTAAATTATTATTATGTTCTAATTAGTTATATGTAAATAATATTCAAATGTTAATATGATTAATGTAAATTATTTCTACATCACTTAATGTTATATTATCAAACCCCAACAACGGCCGTTCATCATACCGCACATCCTTACTATGAACCGAAGGCCGATCCCTCAATCCAAAATGATGCACCCGCGCCATGCGCTCTACGCGCCCGGCAAATTCGACCACCGCCTCATCAGGGCTACTGTTGGCTTTCATATAGCGCGCGGTGCGCAACTTGGAGAACATTTCCCGCTTAATCCGGCCCTTGGGTTTACGCAGCGGTTGAGATTTACGCGTAGCATACGGGGTGCCGTCTGGCGCTTGCTGGCGTTTAATGCGCTGCTGCTGACTGGCCCGCAGGCGTTTGGCAATTGTCACCGCCAATGCCTTGCGTGCTTTGGGTGTCAGACTGGCAATCAGTGCGGCCAATGCATCATCAAAGGGTTTCAGCGCATTCATTGGATCGCTTCGCCGTTGAAATAAATGGCTGTTGGCCGTGTTGGCGTACCCGACCACGCCGGTTCCGGCGCATGGTCAACATGCAATGCACCATCAACCTCTTTCACAATCACCCGCTCGGTCAGTTGCAGGTCGATACGGATATCACTCAGCACATCGCTCATCACATCAACCTTATGAATAAAGCCGCTGCGGCGCTTTTCTTCTGTTGCCATGATGTCCGGTTGATGTTCGCGCAGCCATGCCAGTATCGGCACAAAGAGATAATCAACATCATCGGGGAAATCCTCAATAAACAGCGTCAGCGTATATTGATTTTCAAAAGACAGCGACGGGGCCAGTGTTGAGACAATGCGCCCGCCATCAACAAACATTTTCAGCCGCTCCGGGTTAGTCTGAAATAGCGACAGACTGTCGGTTAAGGCTTGGCGCAGCAGTTTGGGTTTTAACATAGTGTTGTTCCTGGCACTGTTTAATGGCTTCGATTTGCAGCCCGCAGGTTACCAGTGCGGCTTCTAACTGGCGGATATCGGTGCTTAAATCACCGTTCACCATCGGGTTGCTGGCCGGTAACGGGCAACTGTTCACTGGCGGACAGCCAACGTAAATAATCGTTGGGATTGGCGAATGCGGGGCGCTGGTGCAGCCGGATAACGTCAGCAGGCAAAGCAGTAACAGACCAATTGCGCAACGCTTTATTTTCATTGAGTAACCTTTGAATTTTCTGTTCACGGGATTGCGATAAGTGGTTGGCATCGCTCAGTGATTGCCTTAATATTCTTTCGCTTTTTGCCTGCCGTTGAGCCTGTTCTTGCAACTGGATGAGGGTGTTATCGCGGTTCTCAATTTCTGCGGATAGCGCGCCAATTATGTTGCTGGCGTTTGCGATAACGAGGCTCTGGTGGTGCGTATACCACCCTAACGCCATCACCATTCCCGCCATTAACATCAGCACGATACGCATCTCAGATCCCATTCAGGCAGCGCTTTTGCTCAGCAATGCGGCGACGCTCCAGCCCTTGGTTTTTCACGCCGTTGACATACACCCAGCGCGGTAACTGATTACAGGCGCTGCGCCAGTCGCCCTTATTGACAAAAAAGGCCAGTGTCGAGCGACAGGCTGCGCCGGTGCCGACGTTAAAGGCGAACGACACTATCGCGTCATAGACTGGCTGCGGCATGGCAACCGGCATACAGATGGCGATAGCCCGTTCGACCCGTTGCACGTCAGCCACCAGATTAACCGCCACCTGTCGCTCACTGATCACGCTGCCCGGCTTGACGCCAGCGGTGTGACCGATGCCATTGGTCCACACATTGGCGCTGCACTGGTAGGCGTTGAGTTGGCACCCCTCATAATCGGCAATCAGTTTTAGCCCAGCGGCGGAGGTTTTCAGCGTTGGATAGTGGGGCAGTACGGCGACCAGCGCCAGAATGACACTCACTAAACAGCGCTTAACAATGGTGTTCATGGGGCGCGTTTTCCTTGTCGTGCCGTTTTTTCAGCAACAAATAGCATTTGCGGCGGTAATACCAGTTCACCCCACAGGTGACAGTCGCGGCGATAGTCGCCACATAGAACGCCATTTCTTCAGCGGTGAGGGCGGCAATAAAAATCAATATCACCGTCAGGCTGTGGGCGAGTCGAGTGGTTATCTCTTCCATTTTTAATCCCATAATTGAAGGGTTTCTCGTTGGGCGGCTGGCGCGATATCGGGTAAATCCACCGGATAGCCGTGGGGCAGAATGGCCCCTAACTCGGCCAGCCCCTGATTTGTGCTATAGACTTGCTCAACCACTTGTTGCGTGCGGCGGTAATAGCGCCAGCACAGCGCATCGAGGGTGTCGCCTTGCATCGCATAAACCCGCATCAGATAAGATCAATAATGTTGTGTGGCTGACCGGCAATATTGCGGATGCTATGGCGGGCATCGCGCCACCATTCACCCACGCTATTTTCAATGGCTTCAGCACGCTTATCACTACGGGCACTGGCGTCATAACCGCGATAACGTTCGGCCAGCAAGGCGGCGGTGATGGCACCCACCGCCCGCAGATATTCAGCCAACTGCATGTTTTCGCCGTCGATCTGCTCGGCTTGTACCTCGGCCAGCGCCTTAAAACCGGCCGCCATCTGTTGGCGGCGGTAGTCGAATAACTCGGCATTGACCTCAGCCATCGCGCTCTTAATGGTAAAACGCAACCTTTCGGCGGTGACGGTTCCCTCAAGGCGCAACAGTTCGCGCAGTTTTATCGGGTCAACCGCAGGCCAGAAAAAGGTATTTTCAATCACCGGCTCGGCCATTTTATCGGGCCGTGGCGCGGGAATAACAACAGTGGTCATGGCAACCTCAATAGCAGAATGAGAGGGCGGTGGACGATGGCGTTGATTTGGCAAAATCGGTCGCGGCCATCGTGCCGCCCGGCTCGGGGGAGCGTGCGGTTTAGCGGCTGGCGGCGTTTTTTAACTTCACTGCCAGCCGTTCAATGTCCTTTTTGACGCCACAGCCAGTGTTTAACTGAAGTGCGCGATTGAGGTGACTCAGCGCCAGTTCGCCCTGACCACTGTCTCGCAGTGCGTAGCCGGTCATTTTATGTAGCTTGGCGCGTACCTGATCAGGCATATCCTCGCCCTCCATCAGCTCGAGGGTTTGCAATAAGGGGGCGCTATCGACCGGTTGACCGGCGGTATAGCTGCGACTGGCAGACTCGGCCACTTCCTCGGCAATCAGGTAGGCGGTGGAGCGGGTAAAACGGTCGGGCGGCACCAATTGGTAACGCAGGGCATAACGGGCGATATCCAGTGCGCCGGGAATATCCCCGGCATCCAGCCGCCAAATCATGATGGTCATCAGAATGGCGTCTTGTGCGCCGTTCCCCTCGCTGAGTACGCCGGACACCCACGGCAGGTAGTCCGGCAATAATTGGCGTTTCAGCTCGGCCTTGCGTTGTTGTGAGCGGATCTGTTTCAGCTTGCGTTTATCTTCGTTGAGTTTAAGTAGCATCAGCTCATAGCCAGTGGCATGGCGCAGCGGATCATCCCGCAGTTGTGAGGCGAGCATGGCGGACTGTTGGATAAAGTGGCGGCGGGCTGGGCTGGACATGATCTATTGATCCCCCTCGGCAACCACCGGTGTAGCGGCATTGTTCACCGCAGTGAGTAACGCATCAGCCAGGTGAGCAATATCGGTTCTCTCTTTGGGCGCGGGTAAAATCTCGATATTCTCCACCAGACAGCCGCAGGCGTAATCTTCCACCACATAATCCTGTTTAATCGATTCATAGTTTTCGATGCGATCCCGTTTGGGATTCTCATTAATATGGCGGCGGTGTGAATCCTCCATCCAGTAGATAGAGAGGTTATCGAGGCGAGTGATAAGCAGGGCATTGGGCGGGAAGAATGGCACCCGAATAGCCGGTAAATTGCCGATACGTTTTTGGCTGATAATCAGATCACCGGCGAGGGTTTCGCTGTTTTCCTGCTCTTTATTAATGATGGGGAAATATTTATCCTGCATTAATTGGCGGCCGGTAATCACCACCAGATGAGGGTCTTCCTGATGCCAGTCGGCGATCATATTGTTGGTGGCGTCCATCACCAGCGCGTCCAGATTGAGATAGTCGCCGTTGCGGCCAATGCGAATGGTTTTCGACAGTTCGTTGCCGTCTTCATCGATGATTTTACTCATCACGCGGGTTGGCGCATTGGTGCGGTATTTCTGCAACCAACCTACCGCGATATCTTGTAATAGCGGGTGTTGTTTACGGTTAGAGGTTTTAGCGCGACTTAGGCCATTGAACCCAGCCAGAATGCGATCCAATGCCTGCCGCCGGATAATGGCATCACGCAGGCGGGTCTGGAAATCCTGATAACGCGCCCACAGGTCGAGGGTGTTGTAGCGAATGTGGAAATCGTAGTTCACCTGTCCACAGAAATACTTCTCGCTGTCCAGCGCCAAAAAGTCTTCGGTTTCGCGTTCGTCACCGCCATCGGTGTCGGTATTACTGGCAATTGAGCCGGTCACCCCAAGGCCGACTTTTTCGGCGGTCAGTTCAGCAACCGGCACGATATTAATGCGGCTGAGAAACTCAGAGGACTGCTGCACGCGGGTCATGATGGTCTGAGTCACCGAGGGTTCAACGCTGAATTTTTTATTCAAATCGCCGATGGCGATCCCGTTTAGCTCAGCCTGTCGGGTCAGATAGGTATTAAATTTAAAGCGGGTTGCTGGGCGCATAGTCATCCTGTGAAATAAGTGGCTTAGCAGTCGGTTAACACCTCGGCCGTGGCATCGCTGCCGGTGGCGATGGGGCGGGTGCTGTGATTGAGGTTTTCGCTATTACTGAGCTTGGTTTTGAGCGCGATAACCCCTTGCTGGTGCTGTTCGATATTCTGTTTCAGCAAATCAATCTGTGTGGTTAGCGCACTGAAACGGGTTTCAATAGCTTCCCCTTGTTGCTGCACATGCTCCGCCACGGCATTGACGGCTTCATGCACATCAGTAAATCGGGCGTTATCTGACGTTTGTTTGCGGCTAAAGACCGACATCACGCGGTTCAGCAGGGTTGCGCTCGGCTCGGTGATATCTTCAAATTCCAATTGCACTTCAACCGCCGCCGAAAACAGGTTGTCTGGATGAGATTTTCGTCCAGCCAGTGGGTTGTGTTGGGCTTTGGCGCTGAATGCCAGCATTTCGGTGCCGAGGCTGGCGGGGTCATCAGTGACCGCCAGCCCGACCAGATAAGCTTTACCGCTGTTGGCAAAATTGGGGCGGATCTCCATCGAGGTATAGATTTTCTGTTGGGCTTTGGTCATCAGCACTAACTCATCGGTGGGGCTGATTTGGGCGAACAACGCCCGCTTACCCTTCAGTGCTGAATCATCGTTAATGGTGTCGGCTCTCAGGCCGATGACATCGCCATAGCGGCGAAAGGTGCTGTCCGGTGAGTAACTTTTCAGGTGTTCCAGATTGATGCGGCAACCGTAGACGCGCGGGTCAAATGACTCGGCCATCTGGTTGATATCACCGGCGTCAATTAAACGCCCGTCGCAGGTGTCGCCCTCAACGCCGATGCGGAAGTATTTAGAGACTTTCTTAGCCATGTTCGTCGCCATATTGTTGTCCAGTCATGAGCGGCTAATCAGTGTCTAAACATCGCAGCCTTGCCACAACAACAGCAGGTTGTCGCAGCGGTGATACAACAGCGACAGCAGGAATGAGTGGCGGGGGGTAGCGTAGCCTTTAGCGCATGAATATCACACCGGGTACCCTCATCAACGACCCACGGCGGCAAGCCGCTTTGCTTTATTGGCAGGGCTTTTCTGTGCGCCAGATTGCCGAGCAATTAAGCCTGAAAGCGCCAACGGTGCAGAGCTGGAAACAGCGCGATAAGTGGGAGGCAATTGCGCCGATTTCCCGCGTGGAAAGCAGCCTCGAAGCGCGGCTGATCCAACTGATTCTGAAAGAGGTTAAAGAGGGGAGGGATTTCAAGGAGATCGACCTGTTAGGCCGCCAAATTGAACGGTTAGCGCGGGTCAATCGCTACAGTCTGAGCGGCAACGAAGCTGATTTAAATCCTAATGTGGCGAACCGCAATAAGGGGGAAAGGAAACCGCCGGATAAGAATCTGTTTAGCGAGTCGGCGATTGAAAAACTGGAATCCATTTTTCACGAAAATATCTTTGATTATCAGCGCGGCTGGTATCAGGCGGGATTAGCTCACCGTATCCGTAATATTCTGAAATCCCGTCAGATTGGCGCGACCTTCTTCTTTGCCCGTGAAGCGCTATTGGATGCACTGTTGACTGGCCGCAACCAGATCTTTTTATCGGCCAGTAAGGCACAGGCGCATGTGTTTAAAAGCTACATTATCGATTTTGCCCGACTGGTTGACGTTGACCTGAAAGGCGACCCGATGGTATTAGCGAACGGTGCGCAGCTGTTCTTCCTCGGTACTAACGTGCGCACCGCGCAGAGCTACACCGGCAATCTCTATCTGGATGAATATTTCTGGATACCCAAGTTTCAGGAGCTGCGCAAAGTGGCGTCTGGTATGTCATTGCACAAAAAATGGCGTACCACCTATTTCTCTACACCATCGAGTTTAGCCCACAGCGCTTATTCGTTCTGGTCTGGCGAGTTGTTCAATAAAGGTCGCCGCAATAAGTCTAATCATATCCAGTTGGATTTAAGCCATAGTCATTTGGCCGCTGGCGCGCGGTGTGCGGATGGTCAGTGGCGGCAGATTGTCACGGTTGAAGATGCGCTGACGGGCGGTTGCAACCTGTTCGACCTCGACCAACTGGCGCTGGAATACAGCCCGTCAGAATATCAAAACCTGTTGATGTGCGAGTTTGTTGATGACCAGGCATCGGTGTTCCCGTTCGCCGAGTTGCAAGCCTGCATGGTGGACAGTCTGGAAGAGTGGGAGGATTACAACCCGTATTCGTTGCGACCGTTTGGCTATCGGCCGGTGTGGATGGGTTACGATCCGTCCGAGGCTAACGGCGGTGATAGCGCCGGTTGCGCAGTCATTGCGCCGCCATTGGTGCCGGGCGGCAAGTTCCGCGTGTTGGAACGCCACCAGTGGAAAGGGATGGATTTTGAAGCGCAGGCCAGACATATCGAAGAGTTAACGCAAAGGTACTGCGTGGAATACATCGGCATCGATGCCACTACTGTCGGACAGGGTGTTTTCCAGTTGGTGCGCCAGTTCTTCCCGGCCGCAAGGGAAATCAAGTACACCCCTGAAATCAAGACCGCTATGGTGCTAAAGGCCAAGCACACCATCAATAGCGGCCGGTTGGAATATGACACTGGTCACACCGATATCACCCAATCCTTTATGGCCATCCGCAAGACCATGACCGCCAGCGGTGCGCGCTCAACTTATGCCGCCAGTCGCAGCGAAGAAGCCAGCCATGCTGATGTGGCGTGGGCGATTATGCACGCGCTGCTCAATGAACCTTTAACCGCCTTTAATGGCCGCCATAGCCCGAATATTTTGGAGTTTAATGCATGAATCAACGCAAAGGCCGCAAGAGATTAAAGCCGCACGCCGCCTATCAACAACAACCGGTTGAGGCGTTCACTTTTGGTGAACCCTCGGCGGTGTTGGATAAGCGGGAAATTCTGGATTACATCGAATGTAATGGGAATGGCAAATGGTATGAGCCGCCGATCAGTTTTGATGGGTTAGCGCGTAGTTTCAGGGCCGCCGTGCATCACAGCTCACCGCTGTACGTGAAACGCAATATTCTGGCGAGTACCTTTATTCCACATCCGATGCTTAGCCAACAGGCATTTAGCCGCTATGCGCTGGATTATTTGGTGTTCGGTAACGCCTTTTTGGAGCTGCGTTGCAACCAACTGGGTGAACCGCTGCGCCTTGACCCCAGCCCAGCTAAATACACCCGCCGAGGCGTGCAGAAAGAGTGCTACTGGTTTGTGCAGAATGGCAAAGTCGATCATCAGTTTGCGGCTGGTACGGTGTTTCATCTGATAGAGCCAGATATCAATCAGGAGCTTTATGGCCTGCCGGAATATCTCAGCGGCTTAAATTCTGCCTGGCTCAATGAAGCGGCCACGCTATTTCGCCGCAAGTATTACCAGAACGGCGCACATGCGGGATATATTCTGTATATGACCGACGCCGCGCAAAGCAGCAGCGATATTGAGGCGATGCGTCAAGCGATGCGCGACACCAAAGGGTTAGGCAACTTCCGCAACCTGTTTATGTATGCGCCTAATGGCAAAAAAGACGGTATTCAGATTTTGCCACTCAGCGAAGTCGCCACTAAAGATGACTTTTTCAATATCAAAAACGCCACCCGCGACGACTTGCTCAGTGTGCACCGCGTCCCACCACAGATGATGGGCATTATTCCCAACAATACCGGCGGTTTCGGTGACATAGAAAAAGCCAGCCAGGTATTTGTCAGGAATGAACTCACCGCATTGCAAGAACGCCTGAAAGAGGTCAATGAGTGGGTAGGGGAGGCGGTGGTGGGGTTTAAAGAGTACTTAATGTGAAATGAGTATATTAAGATGGCTACCAAAATCGGTAGCCATCTTAACTTTAATTGCATTTTGATATGAAATTGCACAGTTTTGTAACTTGTTCTTCTAAATCTAATTTCGATAAATCAGAATTGAAATTTTCTACATAATATTTAGCTACGTTGACTTTATTGGCTGTGGTTATATGATTTCCGTCATCGCCATTCTTTTTATTCCTAACATTTTTCTTTTTGAATTTTAGTAAGTTCGAGTAGGCCCCTCTATTTTCTATCGTATCTGCATTCGCATGTATAGCTTGTATGGAGGCCTCAATATTATCTTCACTCAAATAATTTTCCACTTCCCTCCCTTTGGTAACCCAGGCAAAACCAGGGCCAGAATTAAACTCGGTTTGTAATCTTTTTTTTGTTTCGTTTAAATGTGATTGAGCACTACTTTTATCACTATCAAACATAATTATAGAATTTCTGTTTAAATTTCGGACTGAAATGAACTCTTTTATTTCAGTTTCATTTTCCTGATAATCCAGAGCTGTTAAGTGGCTAAATAATTTTCCTCCGTAAAACATTATGGAGTAATGGATGCCTTCTATTAAGTTTTTATTTTTTTGATTAATCCAATAATTAAGATAAATCCTGTCAGATGGCCCCTCGACCCATACAATACAATTAGACTGTAATATATCTGATGCTTTGTAACCTAAATCATTGCAAATTTCAGCGCGTTTTTTGGTATTAGCTACCGATTCTACATTAGTAATCCCATTGACTTTTGTAACATGAAATATTTCGGACTCAACGGCATCTAATAAATGAGCAGAATGAGTAGTGAATATATACTGATTGTTAGTCTGCAATGATAGATATTTTATTAATTTTTTTTGCAACAAAGGGTGAAGGTGTAGTTCAGGCTCCTCAATACATACGATTGTTTTCTCTAGTAAAGTTGCCGCTGCTGCCAGAATTATAACTTCATGCACACCAGTGCCTAAGGATTCCAATGGCAAAGTTATACCATCCATTTTCACAAGAATCATATCTCGGTCATAAGGAATATTTATAGTTGCAGTGCTATTTTCTAGTACATTTTGTAAAAACTTATTGACTGCATTAAATTTTAGAAGTTTATCTTGCTCGTGCAATGGTGGGTTTTGTATTTTTGCTAATCTATCTATAATACCTTCACCACTGTAATCTGTGGCATCCCCCCCTGCTTTCCCTATTTTTCTGATTGCAGGAATAACCTCAATTTGATTTATTTTGGGTGGGAGGTAATAGATCATGTTTAATGTCTCAGGAATCCAGTTGTTATTAATATCTCCTCCAGATTGATATGTGAGACAAATCCAAATACTGTACCATTCATTATCAGTAAGATTGTTTTTTGCTTTCACAATATCAATTTTTTTCTTGGGTTTTGAATCAACATCACTAGCTTCATAATGAAACCAAATAGAACCATCTATATCTCTATCGAAGTAACTTGATGCAAAGAGTTTTCTTGCTATACGTTGAGCCTCTCTTATTTGACTTTCACTTCTTCGCATATCATTAGTGTTATTCGGTAGCAATGTTTCAATATACTTTTCAATATCAATTTTAGAAAGAGGGAATGATATTTTTGGGTGTGCTATTACATCAGATATATGGCGATCTAAATTATCAAACTCGAATTTATCAGTTCCTCTAAAACTATTATTAGTACTTATCGCAGATATGGAGCGAGAGTAGTGATTTGCAAGGAAATTTATTATATTAGACTTTCCAATATTATTTTGCCCAATAATGAAATTTATTTTTTTTAAGGGTGATATCTTAACTAAATTATCACCAATGCTCCTGTATCCTGAAAATGCAAAACCTCTTAACATATTGCTCATAACTTCCCCTAAAATGGATATGATCTTGATGCGTCTAAAATCTGTAGCAATTTAAAATATGTAATAATAATATCAAGAATACTTATAAGTATCCATATACCAGCTTTCATTTAAATTGTTTTCCCAAAATCAAAAATGCTAACCGTAGTGATAGCTTATATGTATTGGGTATTTCGACAGGTGATAAAAATCAATCCAAATATAGCAGAGTGTGTTAAAGCGAACCTAATGTGTGCTGAAAAGTAGCAAGCTAGGTCGTAAGAATGGATAACTAGGGCCGAAGAGTGAGAAAGCAATGCTTAGGGTAAGAAAGTTTTTAATTCATTAATTTTTGTGATGTTTGTTATGGAATTATATTGTATTGTTTAACGCTGTTAGTTATTTATACACATTAAAATAATATTTACTAATCATAGGGTTACATGCATAAATAGGAGGGCTTGTGGGAGAGATTATTGAACATCTAGATAGTGGAGATGCGTCTACAGTAAGAGTCGGAGAAAGTGATTCACGTATGTCTATAAAGGTCTATCAAGATGTTTATCATCAACTTACGGGAAGAACTGAGCAGATAAGAAAACGATACAGCGAAAACCTTCTGCTAGATCTCTCTGAGCTAGAACAGTTACATTTTAAAGTGATACAACTATGCGATATTCATAATATTGTAGCGAGTAACGAAATTGTTTCTATTTTTCATGAGAAAGAACGTAAGGAACAATTTACATCATTCTCTCGCTTTAAAACTTATAATTCAAATGCAACTAGCCCTACAATTAACGTTGTTTTAAAATATAATTTTTCAATTATTCCTGCTGGATTGGACCGTCCCCAAGAATATGTAATTACAATTAAACTATCCTCACGAGTTGCAATGCTTAAACAAATGGAAGAAGAAATCCCTCCATTTATGCGAGGTAGAATATTAGGATATCTTAGTGGCAGTTCGGCTGAGATAACTGTTGAATATGCTGACTATATCATTGCTAGAGGTTTTTTGGAGGCATTCAATGAATGGGTTAGGGGAGCAAAGGTAACTCCAGATAATATATGGGTCTCTACAATACAGAAATGGTCTCACCTTATTCCTAAAACAGTTAATGTCATAATCTCAATGCTTATCATTTATTTCGCATTGGCTTCTGTTCCAATGTATTTTGGTTCAGGCTCAAATTCCGAGCAATGGGCACGTTTTTCTATAATCTTTTTTGGTGGGTTCTATCTGATAAAAAGTTTTAGTACCGTTGTGTCTGGAATTATTGAAAATGCAATTGATAGCATATCGCCATTGTCGTACTTGAAACTTAATAAAGGTGATGAGATTTTAATTGATAATTTTAAACAAAGGCGAAACTTTATTAAATTTAAGTTAATTTTGGGTGGAGTAGTTACTATTATATTAGGTGTTGCATCGTCCAAATTAGCATCGTTAATATAACTTAATGGTTTTAAGTTTTAAATTTTTTATTTACAGGAGGTTGTTATATTTAAACTGTTTTTTCATGATGAATTTATAATTGACCGTACCAAATTTATTCGGTAGGTTTTTGTTAAAAACTATGATTTTTATCTATTAAATATAAAAATACTAGAACATAACTTTATCTATATATTCATTTAAGCAGGTATGAATAAACGAACAGTAATCTATACAGTAACTTAGGGAGTCTATGGTATTAGTTTGCTAGCTAATTAATTGTTTATATGCAAATAATTCACACTCTTCTACCCGATCTTTCCCTCGCTGTAAGCATAGAAATCAGCACCGCCGTTCAGGCCCATAAACTCACCTCGGAATATTTGCAATCCACTGTCCGAAGTTATAGCGGCAGTGTACCCATTGATTTTCATCGTAATGTTCATGACCTTATCCCTAAGTCATTTAGTCATAGGCTGATGGAGGTAAGCCCTCCAGCGCCTTTGATGCATTTCTGGGTGCTCTCCGCACACATAATGTCAAAATGCTGCTGCTTAGGTCTGACGGGCGATATAAGTCAGCCTAAGCCAAGTTACGCGCAATGCTATCCCCGCCACGCCTGCGCGCTTTGTGGGGCGGTTTTAATGCAGTTGCGTTATCAGCTAAGACCAACGCCAACCCTAATGCCAACAGCTAAAGCAGAGCAGGGGATCATCATGCGAAATCATGCACGCTATGCATGCATGACTGTGAATTGTTTTCAGCGTATGAGATGGTTCGGCTCTCATATATAGTATTTTGCTGTCCTATTTGCGTACTCTATTAACAACATTATTAATGTCTATCTTGCCCTTCTGCACAATAGAACATGTCCTCTGAATCACAACCCGATACAACTTGTTTAGCCAGGTCAGAAATGAGTGCCATAGCGATAAGAAACTCAGATGCGTTGCACTGTGCGGCTTGAGAAATGTCCGCAATCAATTGAATACGTACCAGTGCAAGTTGCTTTGTGTCAGTGGCTTCCACTATTACCTCTTCGTGTGACTGTTTTTATATCCAGTATTAGGTGAAAAACTAATGCGGTCAACATTATTTAAACTTTAAATTGTATTTAACCGCATGAATCTAAAGATAATTAGCTAATTAATTTATGAATTGCGTAGCTAGAGGCTAATGAGAAAAATACGATATATTTTTATAATAAATAACTCAGCGTATAACCCCCAACGCTGTAAATAACTTTCTATTTAGGGGATTAATCATCAAACCCCGGCCAGTCAGGCAGGGCGGGATACTGAATAACCGTATCGCCAAACGTCATTTTTGCCCCACGAGCTAATGATTCCAACTCCCAGCGGTGGGCGCTAATATCTTTCTGCAACAGGTCATTACGGATAGTGCAGATGCGTTGTCGTTCTTCGCGAGTCAAACGAGCCGATGGCGCAATAACACGGCCTTTGGTAGGGGCATAACTGCGCTGCATTCTATGGATACTCGGCTGTTTCTGCTTAATCCTAGCCACCACTGCTTTGGTTGCATCAATATCTAACCAGTCAATCATAGCGTCAGGTGGATACTCCATCTCTGCACCGCTCATTTTTTCCTGCTGATTGGGGGTATTCGGATCGTGGATATTTCCAGCCAACCCACAGTTATTGACAGGACTCCAAGGCGCGCCACTGGCGCTTTCTAACGTCAAAGGCTCAACCTCAACGGACTGAGAAACGATGCGCCATTGGGTGGTGCGCGTTTTGTATATACGCGAGGTACCCAAATGGGGCGCATAAATACCAATGACCTTTTTAACTTCTTCATCGTAGGCATTTAGCTCATCAGCAATGTGTCGGGCGACTCTGACCGTCTGCTCGGTACGTGATAAGTTAGTCCCGCCTTGGGCAGCGATATAGCCAGAGAAATTGCCCTTATCAGCAGCATGGCGCACAGCCTCCACCTTTTGATCAAAAGCTTTCGTCAGATTGATTGAGCGAATGCGACGACACTCGCGATAAGCGCCCATAGAGGGAATACCTAGCGGGCGAAACTGAGGGATGCGCCATGTTGCGGCCCAAGCTGTCACAGCGGCGGCAGATTGGCTGAGCAGCTCACCGGTTTCGTGATCACGCTGACCCTCAAGGGCATAGCCATCAATATTCTTGGCAATGTATTTAGCAATATACCCGGCAGCTCCGCCTTTTTTCAGATGCTTATATTCAAAGCGATTCTCCGCTGCGCCAAGTTCATCAGCATCTTCTCGCAAGGCATAATCGCGCATAATGTCGATAATCTGCCGTCGCTGGCTGCGTTCACAGAACAGCATCATGTGCCAGTGTGGCGTGCCGTCATGATGCGGCTCTACCACGCGAATACCGTAGACCGCTAATTTATTATCTTTAAAGGTGGTTCGCATTTTCGCCCAAATAGCACACAGATAGCGCTGGCCGTCTTTAGGGGAATAGGCTTCATCATCCCATTTGTGGTTGAAGTGCACTTTCTTGCTTTCGCCTTTACCGAAAACGCGAGTTGCATGGTATTTCGACGGGGTAGTGATGGTCAGAAACATACCGACGTGTTTCTGCGTCGCGGCATATTTTTCAGTACCGGCAATAGTGCTCATCAGTTCCATGCGCCGGATCTCCGGATTAGAAATACTCGCCATGACTTTGTCTATCAGATCGATTCGTTCACGCGTTTTAATATTTTCTAACTGGCCGCGTTTGAGATATTCCAGATTTGCCTGGCGGCGCGCCAGCACATCACGAATAGCTTGTTTACTGGCATATGAGGATGCCGAAACATCGCGGCTGACATTACCAACAGCAATCAGTAGCGCTTCGCGCCAACGTGTACGTTGTGCTTTTAACCGCCGTTCCCACCATTCAGGATTAACCAGACGTGACAAGCTGGCGATAGCGGAGCGAACATCTAACAAACCTTTTTGATATTTAACCCAGTACATGGGGGGGACGTTCAGGGCGCGCGCTATTCTGGCAAGATCACCATATATCTGAGCTTGAGTGGAAGCGTGTAATAAAATGGCACTATCGCCGTTATTTTCTGCAATACGCTCGGCACAGTAATTGTCATACAGTTGCATTAATTCACTGGCGATTAACTGAGCCAAACGGCGCAGCGCTTTATTATGCAATCCAGGTAGGTTGTCATAATCCTCTGGCTCTATCGAAAACCACCGTAGCTCACTAATGTTCATCCTATTCTTATTATTAACCGCCTTAATGCGCGGCCAAATCCGCTGATTAAAAACAAACACCAACCATTTATTGGCAACGTTTAACCCTTTATGGCTTAACAGAAATTCATGGCGAGCAATAAATTGCGTACGTAAGAACTGAGGTAATTTATTGATATTGGCTAAAGCCGCTTGCCCCTGCATAAATTGTTCACGGGTAAGTACTCTTTGTATACCGGGTAAGGTTTCTCGCGGATGACTGCCGGGGTAGGCATAACCATCAGAAGCGCCGCAGCCCGGATAAGGCAACGGCGGGGAGGGAGTGATATGGCCACGCTGTGCTTGCGCCAAAATCAGCGCCGGTAATGCTGGGTAAGTTGTTCACGGATTTGCTGACAAGAAACACAGAACTGTATTCCCAGCAATGCCGTGCGGCGGGCCTCTGGAATAGGTTGGTCACAGTCTTCACAAAAGAAAGCGGATACACCGGTCAGTGTTATACGTGCGGCGGCAATTTGCCGTTCAAGTGTGGCGAGCTGGTGTTCTTGAATAATATCCATCGAATCCACCATGAGTGATACTCCTTCCCTGTTTTAAGGCGATATAAATCCCAACGCAGTCGCGTCCTTTATTTAAAATGAAAATGTCTTAATTACTGAATATAACTCTCCGGCTTGGCCGAAGTAATAATTGCTGGCAGGTCATCAAATATATCCAGCATTTCATCCAGGGCATTTAATAATGCACTCCGCCAGTGACATGAAGTACGCTTGATATGCCATAGCGGTAAACTAAGCTCAACGGTACTTAAACCGGCATGGAGAAATAATGTCTTGCGGACACTCAGTGGCAACCGGTGAATCAATGCAATAGAATCCAGTGGCCGCCGGTGACATTTAATAAAGTAACGACCTAACTCATCTATCGCGCTGATAATTAACTCTCTCTCGTATTCCTGCAACTCTTCAAATTTAAACAGAGTATGACGCCTTTTTAATGTTGCATGAAAGCAAACCGTCCCACGGTAACGCTCAGGCATTTTATTATAGAAATTACAGGTATCCGCCCAACGGGAACCGGCAAAATGCTTACCGATCAGCATGCGTAAATTGTTAGGCATTAAACGAACATTTTCGGAAGTAAAGGCACAGTGGTAGCTCATGCTTTGGCTCCTTATAATATTAGATGGGTAAAATATTAGTTTTGGATATTGTTATTGGGGTGTTTTTAAAAACTGGGGGCAATTCTGAAATGCTGTGGAAACGTTCTTCAATTGAATAAGCAAACATCGCCAAGTTTTGCACCGCCTGATTTGCCTGAGTCACCATCGTGTCTTTCCTTAACTTAGACAGGCGATTGTCTGCCATCATTTGCACTGTTTCGTTTGCTAAAGTCCCCGTTGCCGCTGTGATTTGTAAAATGCACTCCGGCAAATCACAACAATCAGTTTTATCGGCCATTTTCATTGAGGGCAGGCGGCCTAACTGAGCAAGCAGACCATCTAATAAGGTGTAATCGCCGGTTAGATGTGTAATACGGAGCATTTCAATCACTGTCAGCTCGTGAGGTTGTGCCGGGTTCAGTTTATTGCGCAGCGTTTGCGGATTTATAGCAACAGACTCTGCCAGTTGCTGAATATCTGTCATCCCAGCAAAGCGCCGCAAGGCAGAATCCCAATGAAGTTGTTTTCCCGTTTGTTTCTCAAACATTGCTAATTCCCTTTAAAATTCGAATAATCGAATTATGGTTTTATATAACGACATTTAAGCGCATGTTGACGATTCTTCTCACGCCATGCGTCAAGATTGATCAGTGCATTGCCATGCCTCTCCATCACGTTATTGATGTTGCGGCCGGTTCTTTTACAGATATAGCTACGCTTAACAGTGGTGGTGGGTGTCGGAGCCAGCAGGACAACACCTTTGGCTATCCACTTTTCTAGCAATGACTCACTGATTCCATTGATTCGCGCGAACTCTTTCTTCGACATAGTGGGCGACATATTGGCAGCCAACGCCGTATCGATCGCATTGGAAACCATGCTATTTAGTGTTGGGGTAAGGTATTGGACTAATGCCAATAGTAAATCTGGGGTGATCCCAGCCTCAAAAGGCTGTCTTAGCGTTGCAATATCTTGAGACATAACGCAATATCTCCTACAGGTCATTGTGTTCTATGGGATTGCATGTGGTGTGTGATCACTGTAGATCCAAAATTAGATGTTGTAAATCTATTTTTAGGTTTAACTGGTGCTTTATGGACTTAACTAAAAGTCATGCTTCACAGATAGTTGAAAGACTCATCTCGTCATATCGTGTGAGTTCGCAGAAAGAGTTAGCTGAATGCCTAGGTATCCCAGCGAATACTATCAGTGGCTGGGTAAAGCGTGATGCTGTCTCTAGCAGCTCGATCATAAAGTGCTCCCTTGATACTGGTGCAGAGCTGCGCTGGTTATTGAGTGGAAAATTCGAAAATTCGAATTTAAAAAATGAGAAATGCAATATCTCCCTGAAGGGAAAGGGACTTTACGAGCAGGTTCTTCAATCTGGCGGAAAAGCGGTATTACGTCGAATACTCGATGCTTACGGTTTCAGTACCCAAAAAGAGCTCGGGGATTTGCTTGGTATACCGACGGGAACAATCAGCACTTGGATTCGCCGCGATTTTTTCCCTGGTGATGTAGTCGTAACCTGTGCCCTTGATACCGGCGTTTCGCTTGAATGGCTGGCTACAGGGAAGGGGAATATGTCTGAATCTAAAGGTGTTAAAGCATGGGACGTTGATTTAGTCAAATTCGTGCCTAAAAAGCAACTTAAAGCTGGCACTCTTGAGGATATTGGTGAATGGGTTACTGATTCTCATTTTATTTCATCTGACATCATTAAGCCGGTGTATATTGAAGGTAAACCGAATTCATGGCTGGCAGACTTTGGTTTAATAGAAATTAGTAATGGTCGATGGCTGTTGGATATTGAGGGAAAGTATGATGTGTATGATGTAACACTTTATCCAGGTCGTAAAATAGATGTAACCAACAGAATATCAAAATTTCGGTGTGGAATCGATGATGTAAAAACTGTCGGACGTATATCACTTACTATTGAAAACAATTATTAATAAAGTACATAAAATATTTTTAATTTAAAATTACCTATATATTTCATTATATTGAAGTTGAGGCTTTCAACTTTATACTATCATAATATTTACAAAGATAGATATGTCTTTTAGCGTCAACACTTTTAACGTAGGAAAGAATACCTGAAATTATTTGTTCTCTCTTTGGATCATTTGCCATTAATAAAATAAATATTTTTTTTCTATAATAATTGTACTTACTTCTGCCTATACCTAAAGATGGATTTACAATTAGGCCAGTTACTTCTCTTCTTGATTTAGGCCCGGATAGTTTTTCCTTTTTTGAGTTAATAATAAACCCTTCACTCTCTATAATAACTCTTAACATATGCCAAGCATCTTTGATAACAGTCAGTTTATTACCGGATATGCATATATCATCAGCATATCTTGTGTAGCTTAGTGCTTTGTTTTCACAGTATTTCCCAATTCTATGGTCTAAACGTAGACATACAAAATTTGAAAGAGAGGGCGAGGTCGGTGCACCTTGAGGTAGATAACCGTTAAGGGTACATATTGATGTCAAATAATAAGACATCATTTTTGAGTATCCTAGGGCATTGAAAACAGTGAAAACATGAGATGCTTTTACATGAGAGAAAAAATCTTTTAGGTCTATATTTAAAATATATTGGTGATCTAAATGGGGTTTTGCATTATTAAGAATTGACATTTTTTTTACAAAACCCTTGGCATATATTGATGGAAATAACTTATCTAAAATATTTCTTAAAATCCACCGTTGTATAGCCTTCAGCTCTTCATCAGGATTTTCAATAGGTCTAACTCCGCCAGATCGTTTTGTCATATTAAAGTGATGGTAGTATCGCTTGTTATTCGACACATACTTAGAAATTAAATCATGAGATAATCTGGTATGGATGGATAGATCATTCAAATCGTTTAGTGAAGGTAATGATAATAAACGTTGAGTATAAATTCCTTGGTTTTTCATCATTATTTTAACTAATTCCATTCAAACAATATATTTAGTAAACGAGTGGTTAGGGCTAGGTCAGTTGGCGTACTAGCTTTTAACGACAAAAGCGTGATAATTGAGATGACGAAAGCCCGGGGGGCTTTTGATAGCTCAATTACACGGCAAGACGCACGAGGATTCAAAATGACGGGGGGTCGTTTTGGAGACTCGATCGTCTTGCATTAAGTAAAGTTACTTCTTGGGTATAGAGTTACTGATTCTCTATCCGCTGAACTCTGTTGCTACAGACAAAAGGCCTCTCTGTAACGACTCGGTCCCTGCTTAAAAGCTAGTACTTTCATAGTATTGATCAGCTGAATGTTATTGTCCAGATAATTGTTTATTCATGATTTTGACTCTCAAATTGCTAATCTCTGACATTGAATAGTAAATTTCTGTTATATTTTTATATCCATGTTCAGTAATATTATAAAATCCATCTTTTGAGTCTATAAATGCAGATCTATTGAGTGAGTGTATTGCTGCTTTACATGCAAGATTATCTTTATCATCAAATTTTCTTTTCATTATTTTTTCAGTGATTTTATAAATTGATGTTAGTGTTAGTTTATCGTAAAGATATATAAGTAAAAGAATATGATTAGGGAATAATAATAAATTATCTATATTTTTTTTCTTTCTTTTAGTTGAAAGCATATTTTTTATTTTGCTTAATACAAGCTCTGTATGAGTAGGATCTTTTGCATTGAAATCGTTTGGTATGTCAAGAACTTGTCCTTTAGTGCTTTTGACTAATCTTATCGGACCGTGATTTATAAAACTTTTCCCAGATTTAAACTTACTTAACCTTAAAATAAGCATTTTTTGAGCTAACTCAGCCTTCATTGAGAAAGCCCCTAACTCTGCAAATGAACCGGGACTTTCCGGAATGAGGACAATTAAATCAACAGCTTCTGCTAATTGTTTTTCTAAAGATAAAAGGCTATGACCTCCCTGACCTTCAAGTAGATCTTCGAATAAATCCTCAGGAAAAGCCAGCTGGTAACCTTTTTCTTTTTCTAGAAAAGAGGCTATCTTAGCCCGGTAGCTATCTTTATCCGATTTATCCTTGCCACATAGAAATATGACTTTCTTTGTATCATCAACGTCATTTAAAATTAAATCACGTATTTTTTCCACAGAAGAATCTAAATGTTTATCACTAATCTTAGGTATAATTGTTTGGATTTCTTTTCTCATGATCCCTCTGATAAGATAGGAAAATAGGATTTATATTTAATTAGTACTGTAACTTAGAAATATCATAAATCCACAAGTTTAGCAATGTGAGCCTCCCTTGTACTAAAGGATATAATTAATGTACGGCATATGTTTTTCTTCAAGGAAATGTATAAATTGCTCTGATGCTAATAGATAAGAAAGAGAGCATTTTTTAAATGCCGCCATTTTGCTGCCACTACCTCCTGTAAATTTTTTAACTTACTGTTTAATAAGGATAAAAATACTGTAGGATAGTATTCGGTCTCTTTTTAAGCTGTTGATTTTAAAGGTGAATTTTGTGGTTTATCGAAATTTTATCGAAATCTGATATTCGGTCTTTTATAGCATCACGTATTCTTTCCCTCTCGTATCAAGATACTTGTTCGTCATCTTCTCCGATTTATGCCCCAGCAGTTTCATCGCAAATTCTTTACCTTTTTCCTTTTCATACAATCGCCCAGCGAGACTTCTGATCTCGTGAAAAGTTGGCGGACTCTCATCAAAACGAAAATCTGTTCCTTTTCTCGCCGTTACGAATTTCTTTGTCAGGCTATCTGGATGTAGTGATCCGTCAGGGCTATTTTTTCTGATGCCAGCACTTATCATAAAGTCTGTTTTACTGGCTAATTTACATTGTTCAATCACGGTGCTAAGGCGTAGGCCAACGGCTTTAAGTTCAAGATCTAAGGGCAGGGAGATCATGGCTCCGGTTTTGCCTTGGTCTATCTGTAATCTGCCATCAACAATCTGGTCAAAGCGCATCAGAGATAAATCCTCACGGCGTTGGCCAGTGACTAGCGCCAGATCCATTGATAACCCGAACCACGCCGGTAATGTGTCAGCGACCTCACGAATAGCGAGATACTGATCCAGTTCCAGGCGCTCACGTTTCACCACCGGTTTAGCTGAGCGTGTCGGTGTCACTGGATTATTATCTAAAAGCCAAGAACGCGGTGTTTTTCACTAAAATTGAACTGGCCGGGCAAATTGATAACAGCCGGGTGATCAACAGTAAATCGATGTCGTCCTATGGCGAATTTATTGATGATGTGGTCAATCTGGATGTGTTGAAAAACCATATTCAGGTGGATGGCTACAACTACATTGCTAATGTCGGCACCAAGCGCGCACTGACACCACGCGACTATGACGGGTTGCTGTCTACGATTGCCGCTACCTGCAAACGTTTTTTCAATAACGGGGTGCTCGGTACCGGCTCTTATGTTGATCCTGACGATGGCGTGACGAAAGTGGCTGATTTTGGTTTTGTTATCCGCTCCCGCCCTGAGGATGTCCTTGCGCTGACCTCCGACCAACGCAAAAAGCGCGTTTATCCATTAACCACCCTGTTAGTGATTTTAGGCCGTGCCGGTCATATCGCTGAAATCAATGCCACCGTGGAGTAATCCCTTATGACCATGCACAGATACGGCGCTGATGGCTCTAACCTCACCGTCTTTGGTATCCCGATTGATGATTTTGGTGATACCGACCCACCGATCACCATTGAAGATTTAGAACCTCGTGCCGCGCTAAAACGCGGTATCGGCGGCACGTCAGTACGGCTGGACAATAAAACCCGCGCCAAACGCTTGACCATCAACCTGATCCCTGGCTCGGTGCAGGCACGCCAGTTATTAGCGGTGGAAAAATCCGGTATTGATGCCACCTTTACCTTTTCACAGACCGGCACCGATGAACGCTTTGCCGGGTTCGACGGCATCATGACTAACCGCGGTTCAGCTACCCGCGCCGGAAAAAGCGGCGTATCGGATGAACAATTTATTTTTGAATTTGCTGACTCAGAGGAAACCTAATTATGGGGCGTCAAATTGAAGTCGTGATCGGCGACACTATTTTTCACGGGGCAACCTCACCGGCCAGAGATCAGGTGGAAATGCTGCAAATCGCCGCTAAGTCTGGTTTGTTACCGGCGATCAATCCCAATGTCACCGCAATGGGTATGGCGGCCAGTTTAGCTTCCGTCGATACGATGAGCTTAAACCGCTTGAAAGAGCTGTGTTTTAACAGCGGTAGTATCGTTCGCCAATCCGATAACATCCCGGTGGGCGAAAACCTGTTCCAAGATGAGGCCCATAATTACCTGGTATTGCTGGGACAGGTACTGAGGGAAAATATCGGCCCTTTTTGGCAACTCAGCGGCGAGGGAAAAAGCGCGGAAAACAATCCGCAGCACCCTCCCGCGTAGACTGGTTTTTATGGCGACCCTGCGCCGGTGCCGGGCAACATTGCCCGCCGCTGGCAAGGTGGTCTGATATGCTGGATGGCACTTACACCATTGATGATGTGCAACTGATGCATGATGTGTTGGATGAGATAATGGCGGGGGTGGAAAGGGGGTTGGGTTAGCAATAGACTGTTATTCTGCATCGCCTATAATGTAAATGAATTGCAAATTTAAAGAGTAAAACATACTATCTTTATGGATATTAAATATAAGGATATTATGAATGAAAGAAATCAGTGGAGAAAAATGGGTTTCTCGTTTTCAGGGAAGTGCTTCAACCCAATCATTAAGCCCGTCATTTAAAATAAGTGTTGACAACTTTATATCTGAATTAACAAAGTCGGGTGCGAGAATCGTTATATCAGCAACATTAAGACCGCCTGAAAGGGCTTATTTGATGCATTGGTCTTGGAAAATATCAAGAAACCTTGCCAAGCCTGAAGATGTACCGGAAAAAACCGGTATCAGCATTCAATGGGCACATAAAAAGAGCGATGGCAGTATAGACACTGCGAAAAGCATTAAAGCCGCACAGGATATGGTAAGAGCGTACGGTATGACAGGACTTAATGTTGCTCCATCATTAAAAAGCAGACATACCGAAGGCAATGCTATAGATATGAATATCTCATGGATGGGAGATTTAAAAATAAAAAATAAAAAAGGGGAAGATGTCTTAATTAAGAGTTTTCCCAAAGATGGGATGAATACAGAACTCCATACCGTAGGAAAAAGTTTTGGTATTATAAAATACCATGGTGGTTCCAAAGATAGACCTCATTGGTCTACAGATGGTAGATAATATGAAGAAAATGATTGTTTTTATTTTGCCATTTATTCTTTTACTTGGATGCTCCCATGCTGCTGAAAAATACCCGGCTGATATTAGCGAGTTTTTAAAAATAGCAGATGAATGCCAATATCTTGCTGGAGAATGGGACTCATCAATCCCCAAAGAACGGCAAATTGCCATAGCGAAAGAAGTCAATGTTACTTGCCCTAAAGCAACTGAATTGCAAAAAAAATTAAGCACCAAATACCAAGAGAATAAGCAATTGCTAGAAGTCATTAATGATTATGACTTCTAATAGCGTCATGGTGACTGTGACGAACTGATTGTTACAGTAAACACCATTATAAGTACTCCTACGAGTATCAAACCCGCCACTGCGCGGGTTTTTTTATACCTAAAATATGAGGTTTCCATGTCAGAGACAATTGATTCTCTATTGGTTTCCCTTGGCCTGGAAACAGATGCAAAGAGCTTTCAAACCGCCAATGATGCCGTTAAAGGGATTAAAGACGGCATATTGCAACTGGCCGCCGCAGCCGGTACCAGTGTCGGTTTAAAAGCCCTGACTGCTGATTTATCTGCCTCAGTATTAGAAATGGACAGGCTGAGTAAAATAACCAATTTTACCGTTAAGCAGATTGACGGCTTACGTTACGCTATGCGCAGTCTTGGTCTTAGCCCGGATGCGGCTAATCAGATTGTGCAGAAAATCCCTGACCTGCAACAGCGTGCCAGACAAGGGGAGTTAGGCGATAAAGCCTATTGGAATGGTGCATTTAACCCGACTGAATTTGCCAATAAAACCGGCATGGACTCGCTCAAGTATCTTATAGATGCTTACGGCAAAATGGATAATGACCAGCGGCGAAATCTGCGCAGTGGAATTGGCAGCGGTGATAATGATCCTTTTACCCGCTTATTGGAGGGAGGTAGCAAGGGGCTTAATGCCTCACTGAAAAATTTTGAAGAGTTATATAAACCGCTCGATCCCAAGCTTATTGACTCAGCCAATGAGTTTAATAAAGAGATGGCGGATCTGGCGACTAACTTTGACAATCTGGCCCGTTCAATGGGTGGCGACTTACTGCCAATCATCAATGCGTTATTAGAAAGTATTAATCAGTTTATTAAAGAAAATCCCGAAGTCTCCAAAGCGATTTTGACTGCTGCTGGTTTGGCCGGTACCGCCGGCGCATTAAAGTTTGTCGGCGGCATGTTGCCCGGTGGCGGGAAACCACCGGCGGGTGCTGCTGGTGGGCGCGGCTGGTTGTCACGCTTGCTGGTCAATCCGGTTACCATCGGCGCGGCGGCGGCATTAACGCCCGGCAATATTTTCACCAGTGCCGACGATGCCAAAGCCATGAGTAATCCTGATGCGATAGGGCGGCAGAACTGGGCTAAAAATAACCCCGGCGTGCCTTACCCCAGTGATAGCAGCGACCTTAATAATCTGGTTGATGATCCGAACGTTCGCCAGTATCTGGAGGTGCTATCCAAAGCCGAGGGAACTGCCAGTTATGCCAATTCTGGCTATAACACGATGTTTGGTGGCGACCAATTCTATGACAACAGTGACCACCCACGGCAATTAAAAGATTTCACGCAAACAGACGGCACTAAAAATAAAACCTCGGCTGCCGGGCGCTATCAGTTCACCAGCAGCTCTTGGGATGATGCCGCCAAAGCGCTTAATCTGACCGACTTTTCACCACGCAGTCAGGATCTCGCCGCGCTGTTTCTGATTCAACGTGCCGGTCAGTTAGAAAATGTAACGAACGGGAATTTTGCCGATGCCACCAACGGACTTGGCGGTGTGTGGGCCTCACTGCCATCATCAAATTACGCTCAGCCAAAACGTTCATGGGAAGAGATTCAGGGCTACAGCGACCGCCAAACCACCCCCATGCAATCAGTTGCCGCATCCGCGGCCCGTGGTGATGTCAGGCTGGAGCAACACAATATTATTAATGTGGGTACCGTGGGCGGTGATAGCGAATCCATCCGTGACGGGGTGCTACAGGCCACCACTCAACTGGCCCAGCAAGCACGCGACATGATGCATACGGAGCACTACTGATGGCTATTACCGGACTATTTACCCGTAACCGACCGAAAATCGGCAATCTCTATTTTGATGCATTACTGGAAGAGTCGAGTGAGCTGCGTACTGATGTCAGTGAGTTCCCACTGGAAGATGCCAATACTGCCCACGATAATGCGGTGACGCGCGCTCTGGCGCTAACCATGATTATCGGTGTGTCTGATAACTGGTTTCGTGAACTGCTGGCCCAGCAAGATAGCAGCATTGCCGGGCTACTGGGGGCCGGTGCCAGTATCACTACTGGTATGGCGGCCAGTTTGCTTTCTGGTCGGGCGGCGGCGCTGGCTGGGGTGGCTGCTTCGGTTGGCACCAGTCTGTATTCCGGCAGCTTGGGATCAGAATCGCGCTCAACCCGTTCGCAAAATTTACTCGAGCAATTGCGTGAATTACAGCGTTCACATACGCCGTTCGAATTAGTGGCCAGCCGTGGGGCGGCCTATAAAAATTGCCTGATCACCAATACCCGCACCCAATTGAAAAAAGAGAATGAGGGCGGGCTGGAGATTGTGGTTGAACTGTTGCAGCTCAATATTATTTACGACACCGTTGCTGAAACCAATGACAACTTACCCTATGGCGATAGTGCTGCCACTCAGGGGCAACGTGAATACTCATTTGGTGAAGTTTTTGTCGAGGCCACGTAATGAAGATTATCCCATTAAACAATGGTTACGCGGTGCAGCGTTTCCGAGTGCAATTAAATAATCACTATCTGGTTTTTCGTTTGCACTGGCTCACCCGTTTTAATTATTTCTGTGTCGATATTTATGAACAGGGCGAGCCGGTAGTTTTGGGGCGTGCTTTGCATATTGGCGTTAATTTATTGGCGGGACTTAATACCGATATTGGCCCGCTGATATTAGCCGGTGATACTCCGACTATCGCCAATCTTGGCATTAATAATTGCCTGACATGGTACCCCGATAATGAGTAGCTATTTTGGCCGCAATTACTTACTGACCATTACCCCAGTGAGTGGCGATGAACTTACCTATCAGCCGCCATTAGAGATCCGTTTTGCTGTCGATAATACCCCGCAGAATGTCGATGCCACCGCCAGAATTACCCTTTACGGCATTTCAGCGCGCACCCGCGCCTTGATCCAGCGCTATGACGACAAAGAAAAGCGTTATGGCAATTTGGTATTAAAAGCTGGTTATGGCGACAACATCGGCACGATATTCAGCGGACGGATTCACAATGTCGAAGTGGTCAAAGAGGGGGTAAATACCTGCCTGCGGTTATATTGCCGCACGATTGGTCTGGCATGGAATACCACGATATTTAAAACCTGGGGCGCGAATACGCCTGCTATTGCAATGCTCAAAGATGTCGCCGCGGCTTTTGGCCTTGATGTTGAAGTGATTGGTGACTTTTCCGACTTACCGCGTTTTGCCACTTCCTATAATTCTGGTGGCCGCTTGTGTCGCGATATTCTCGATAGCGTAAAAGATGACTGGAAATATTACTGGATGATCACGCCATCAAGGGTGCTATTAGCCAGAGAGGGAGCCGCCAGAAAATGGGCGACCCATGAGATCACCGCTAAAAATGGTATGGAAAGTGTCCCGCGCTGGTATCTCAGCACCATGGAAATTGACGTCAAAATGAATCATCAAATTCAGCCGGCCGATGTGATTAATGTCACCTCAAGTTTTTGGACGATTAATTTTAGCGGCATGTATAACACCGACCTCAATAATCTGGCGAATATTCAGCAGCAGACGGGACAATTTAATGTGCTGCGTACCTACCACGAAGGCACCTTATGGGGTGACACGTGGAAAACCACGCTGATCAGTCAATGGCGAATGCCCTGAGGTAATGATGATTGAGAGCAACCCGCTGTATAGCACCATGATGCTGCTCAAACGCGATATGGTGCGTGACCTAATGATCGGCATGCCTGGTAAAGTCATTAGCTATAACGCCGATCTACAACGCGCGGTGGTGGAGTGTGGCATTCAGCGCCATGTCGGTGACGGTCAATTTAAGACACTCCCCGTTATCGAACATGTGCCAGTGCAATTTTCTGGTAGCGCCGAATGGACGGTTTTTCATGAATTACCCGCGGGCACCGAGGGCTATATTCATTTCAGCCAGCGTTCTATCGATAATTGGCTTAGTCAGGGGGGGCCGGTAGCACCACTGGATGCACGGATGTTTAATCCGTCCGATGCTTTCTTTGCCCCTGGCTACCGCTCACAACAAACCGCGATTGCGGGCTTGCCGACCGAGGGTATTGGTTTAAGTAACAAAAGTGGCGGGGTGCGTATTCACCTCACTGATGCCGGAATGACTTTGACGGCAGGCGGTACCACACTGGCGCTTACCGAATCTGGCATGAGCTATAGCGGCCCAGAGTTTACCAATAATGGGCAAACCACCCTTAATGGCCGCACTGAGGTTACCCAAGGTGGTTTGGCGATTGGCGAGCTGGAAGTTGGCGACCACGACCACGGTGGCGTGCAACGCGGCAATGATCGCACTAATGGGCCGCAATAGCTCATTACCCTGATTGAATCCTACCTATTATCGCCCTGGCTTATGCCGGGGCTTTTTGTTTCCGGAGGCACTGTGATCCGCAATTTCCAAAATGGCGACATTGTTACCCACGGCAGCCAGTTAGCTAGCGGCAAAGAAGAAACCCGGCAAGCCATGATCTGCTGCCTACGGTTATTTCTTGGCGAGTATTTTCTTGATGCCACCGAGGGAACGCCGTGGTTCCAAAGCATATTGGGCAAAACCTCACGCGATATTGCCGAAGCCAATATTAAACAGCGCTTATTGGCGGCCAAAGGCGTGCTGACCATTAACCGCTTTGAAATGGATCTCGATATGAAGAATCGCAAAATAACGATATTTGCCGCGGTGATTGATATTAATAACGACGCATTTGATTTCCTGTTCACTGAGGATCTTATCTAATGGCAACCATTAATCGTGACGGGGCTAGCGGCACCACGCTGAGTGAATATCTGGATACTATGCGCCAGCGTTATCTTGCTATTGATGATGGCTGGAATATTAACCCGGAATCGCCAGATGGTCTGGCAATAGCGGTCTGGTGTGAGGCATTAGCTAATTTGGATGAAGCGGTAATTAATGCTTATCACGCAGCCGATCCCAACTCAGCGATTGACCAACAATTAGACCGCATTGCTGCGTTCGCTGGAATCAAACGCAAAAGTGCGACCTATTCAACTGCCACCGTTAATTTTAGCGGTATCGCTTTTACTCCGATCAATGCCGGAACATTAATCAGAAATAGGGCGACTAATACCTTATGGGCGACCGATGGTGATGTTGTTACTGACGCGGCAGGGAATGCGACGGTGAATGTCACTTGTACGCTGGCAGGTGCGCAGGGGGCCAATAGTCATAATCTGACCATTATCGCCACACCGATCGGCGGCATTACGGCGGTGACAAATAACACTGCAGCGTCAATGGGGTTGGATAAGGAAACTAATAACGCATTTCGCATCCGGCGCAATGAATCAGTGGCATTACCTGGCTCCAATCAGATTGATAATATTTATGCGGCGCTGGTCAATATTGATGATGTTAAACGAGCGCGGATTTATGAAAATTTTGAGGATCAAGCCGACGAGAATGGGGTGCTCGGTCACTCAATGGCGATATTTGTTGATGGTGGCAGCATCGAGGATGTTATTAACAGTATTGCCATCAATAAAAGCCCTGGCTGTGGGTTAAACCGTTATAACACTTTCCCTAATAAAATCTCGTTGGATACTGTTACCCCAAAAGGTAACCCGATCACCGTAACCTTTTTTCGCCCCCAACTAATACCGGTTTATGTACGGGTAGAGATCGCCAGTAATAGCGAATTTATTGACGAAGAGATAAAGCAGGCGATTGTCGATTACAGCATTACCGGCTTTGATCAAACCAATGGTTTTTCTAAGTTGGGTTTTAAAATTGGTGAAAGTATTGGCGCGGGCCGTTTATTTACCCCAGTCAATTATTTGGTGGCCGGTAATGGCTTTGTGAATGCGATTACCGTCGGTACTGCTGTCGAACAGGCCAATGAGAGTGCAGTGAGAATAGCCTTTAATCAGCTCGGCGTGTTTAGTACTGAGAATATCGAGGTGGTTTATGTATAACCACCGCAAAAAAGCACTGTCACGGATTTACCTGCAATATAAAAACGCGCCGAAATTAGTTGAATGGATCAGTATTTTACCGGACATCAGCCAATCTGCACTGGAAGAGCAGATCACTAAAATCAATAACCTGTTGGATATTGATAATGCCGAAGGTGATCAACTGGATATCTGTGGCCGCATTGCCGGATTTACTGAGCGGCCACTCATCCGCAGCGATTACTTATCGATATTTGCTTATAACGGTACCGGCGGCGCACAGCCCTATAATGTCGCGCCGTATAAAGCGCCGCATGAACAAATCGGCAAGGTTCCGGTATCGGATTATCTCTATCGCGTATTAATCAAAGCCAAGATCCAGAAAAACAACACCAACGCCACCTTGGATGAAATCAAAACTGCGGTTGATTACATTCTGGATGTTAATTCCGCCATCATCGATGGGCAGGATATGACCATGAAAACTATCTGGGTCGATAAACCGATCCCCGCTAATGTCTTAGTACTTATTCAGCTATTTGATTTAATCCCTCGACCGCAAGGCGTCAAAGCCAGCCTGATCCGCGTTAACCATCATCCCTTTGCCTATAAAGGCACCTTCGACGCTCAGCCATACGGCATGGGCGCTTATATCTAATTGGAGCCAATATATGGCCAGAAATGACAGCTTTAATCAGCCGTGGGCCAGTGTGCCTGCACAATTTGAACGCCCCGGCGATGGACTGATTGCGCGTGGTTGGGCAGGGGGTGCATCAGAAGATCCGCCCGAGGCCAAGTGGGAAAACTGGTGGCATAACCGGGTCGATTTAGCCTTACAGGAATTGCAAAACCTTGGGCAGCTAATTTGGTTTACCGATGCCCCCTATCAGGCTGGGGCGAGAGTGAGTCACGGTGGTAATAGCTATATTGCATTGTCAGAAAACACCGACGTAGAACCCACTGGCGCATTAGACATTGGTGTGTGGCGTAAAGAGGGGGACAGCACCTATTTGCAAACGGCTAATAACCTTTCTGAAATCGCGGCGGCGGGGCCAGAAGCAATAGCTGCTGCCATTGATAACCTTGGCTTAACGGATACCGCCGCTATTGCCACCAATGCATTACTGAAAAACCAAAACCTCAACGATGTAGCAGATAAAACCGCCGCACGAACCAATTTAGGGCTTAAAGGGGCGGCAGTACTGGATATCGGAAAAACTGCCGGTACTGCTGCCGCTGGCGATGATAGCCGGATAGTGAATGCTATTAGCAGCCAAAGCACCCATGTTCAGTTACCCGGCGCATTAACCGCTGGCAGTGATATACGTGCAGCCCGATTACTGTCAAAAAGTGACCTTATAGCTGGTGAGGGCCGCGCCGAGGGGCACGCAACATTAGCGGTAGATGGTAATGTCCATGGCACTGTATGGGGTGGGGCACTATCTACCTATATTGGCAACATGCGAAATACCGCCTCAAAAGATTGGAATGGATGGTTTAGAGATTCAGCAACCGGGTTACTCATCCAGTGGTGTACTGGCCCCGGCGTGATACACGAAACCCAAAATGTGGTTACTAACTTTCCAATTGCGTTCCCGAACGCATGTTTCATGGTGTATGCATCAACAAAAAGCCCGGACCAAAATTGGAATAATGATGTTTTTTATCAAGTTGCTAACTGGTCAAATTCATCTGCCGTATGCATGTTGCAATGACCAAACGGCGCCACGACTGGCACGTCAGTTTATCCGCAAATTTTAGCTATTGGCGCTTAAATAGGGAGCCATCATGTACTGTTTCTCAGCCACAACACTGAGCTTTTACCCGAAAGAGTTGCTAGGGATTTACGCAGACGCCGGGACATTACCGGGTGATTTAGTAGAAATTGATGATGATGTTTACGCTCAATTCTCTGATAAACAACCAATTGGGAAAAAGCGCGGCGCGAATAAAAAGGGAATGCCAGTGTGGGTAGATATTCCTGCCCCTATTGTTACCGCTGAGGATATCGCAGCAACAGCCCGCCGCTATCGTGATGCCTTTATTGCGGCAACCGATGCTATGACAATTGTTGATTATTGCATTGATGATAAGCCACTGACCGAGGCGCAACATAGTGAGTTAATCGCCATCCGTGCAGCTTATCGCTCATGGCCAACACTGACCAACTGGCCGCAAGTTGAGTTACCGGAGTTACCACAGTGGCTTTTGATTGAAGCGGTGAATCATGGTTACCACACACCTGTATGGCCGATATAAAAATAGTCGTATGTAGTAGAGCCGGGCTTAATTGCCCGGCATATGATGAATGAAGTGAACTCATATTGTTTATGAAAATCTTTATTCACTTCGTATCTGAAAAGTATTTTTTATAGACACCAGTTTCAATAAATTGCTTGGCAGCCATCAATGAACTGTCGACTGAGATATGAGCGCCGTCAAGAGAGTAGGGGATCTCTATTCCGTTGTAATGGTATGAATCACTTTCATCAAATATGTCATCTTTTTTGATGAATTTTATGTACCCATCTTGTTCTAATTGCGAGAAGATAATATCCATCTTTTGGGTGTCATCATCTTTTTTATTGGAATTACCTTTTAATCTAAACGGTAAATCATTGACTCCCGCAGCGATAAAATTAGCAAAAACATTGATGTCGTATTGTGTTGGGGATGCCATGACATACACTTTCAGCCCTTTAGATTTGGCATATTTAATCACATCAACAATTTCATTTTGATAACCTTTGCGATATAAATCAAACCAGATGCCAGAAAATATAACGAAATCATATTTTGAAATATTATCTTTTAGATATTCTCTATTTAACAGGCACTGTTTATAGGCCACTCGTGTTTTAGTGCCATTGGTGGAATCCGTTAAGCTCGGGAAACACCAGTTAGTGGTGACGGAATCTACTGATATACCGAGTTTCTTCGCGACTTCATCGACGAAGGGTTCATAATGCCCGGCAAAAGAGTCACCAAAAAGCAGGCCTTTTGGCTTCAATGACTTAACCCCCAGTTTGCACACTGATTTTTCCATTGAGATGATGGGGGCGGACTCACCGTCAACATTATAAAAACAATAACCATTATCTCGGTTTGGCATTACATGAAATGATTGTATTTTTGCATAAAGTTCAACGGTTTCTTTATCTGCCATAATGCCGCGATCGAGCGTACTGTGCCTAACTGTCAGTGCCAGCACAGCAACGACCAGTGTACACAGTGATATATAGACCAGGTTAGAGGTGGTGGATAATTTGGCGAAAACTTTCCGTGATGGATTTTCCACTAACTTAAGAGATAATTCACCTAATATCACGGTAGCAACTAAAGCCAGCAGCACCCATTTATAGTTACTGAGTAAACTTAAATAAGTTAATGCGACGACAATAGGCCAATGCCATAAATAGATAGAATAGGAACTGGCCCCCAACTTTTGAGCGATAATATTAGCGGTGAAAATTGATTTTTGCCGCGCAGAAATCAGCACCAACACCGCACCGGCTACCGGTAATAGCGCATTTGAACCGGGCCAAACAATTGATGAGTTAAATAGCACAATTGACGCAGAGATAAATACTATACCGATAACTTCTGTATATCTCGCCAGAGTCTCTGGCATGGCCTTTCTTCGTGTTACCCACCAAGCCATCCCCCCAGCCAGCATTTCCCACATTCTGGTTGGCAGAAGGTAAAACGCCGCTGACGGCCAGCGTTGTGAAGCATAGATAGAAAGGCACAGTGATAGGAATCCTAGTGCGAATAAGGCAAATTTAACGGCCTTGTAATTGATGAACTTCCACAGCACAAAAATGATAATAGGCAGAATAATATAAAACTGCCACTCCACAGAAAGTGACCAGGTATGTAACAACCACTTTTCATGTGAGGACGCATCGAAATAACCCGATTCACGCCAAAATTTAATATTCGATATAAAAAAGAGTGTATTTACCACATGGGTTGCTAGCAGTTTATAATTCTGTTCAGGCAGCCAGAACCAACCAAAAATTAATAGCGCAAAACATAGCACCAAAAGCATGGGAATAATTCTTCGCGCTCTGGCCAGATAAAACTGTAAGAATGAAAAATTGCCAGACTCCATGCCAGAAACGATGATCCGGGTCATTAAAAAGCCGGAGATGACAAAGAAAACATCCACACCGACAAACCCACCCGAGAACCCTGGTACACCAAAATGGTACAGAACAACGGCAATGACCGCCCATGCTCTAAGTCCATTGATATCATTACGAAATTTATTTGATGCTGTTTTTTGTGTTGGAGTTGTTGCTAACATTAAGATGACTGCCTGCTGTTAAATTTTTCAAAAAACATCCATGTTTGAATGACGCTATTCTAACAGTTGTGTCGATTGATCAATAGACTGTCATGGTTATGTAATTTTTCGGTGAGGAGGAAGAAAAGAGTTAAGCTAGCCATCTAGCTTGCAGCAGCGAAGCGCTATCAAGAAGCTCTGAGTTTAATCGCTCGCTCTATTCATCTATTCATTGCATTTTTGGTCGGTGACTTAAGATTGAGACCAATCATCTGTAGCGACTCATACTTAATCAGACATCTTTGCTAGGTCTGACAGTCGGCTTAGTGCCAGGAGCAGACATTAATGATTTGGAAATGACCAGATTAACATGCACAATAATTAGGCTTACCGAGTAAAAATCATGAATGATTTTATCGAGAGATTACCTGATAATTTTGACTGAAGAATGTAAAAGCAGTACATGTTGTCTATAGGTGGAAAGAGGCATTCAATGATCAATAATATTTGCATCAGTCTGTATGGTTCAATTGAAGACATCTGCAAACAGCAACTTGTTAATGCAGGTTTCAGAGTTCCTAAAGAAACTACTAACGGCTACTTACCTCTCCTTTTGAACATGAATAAAAGGCTTATTGAACCCCGTAAAAGGAATGTGTATTTTCACAGCACCTTGATTGTTCCGGAAAAAAACAGAAATGGCTTTGCTTTGCTCATTAATAAAATGCAATGTGGGAGCAATATTAACGGCTATCAAAGTCATCATTTGGAAAGAGCTAATTTCAATGATGATTTTTTGAATGATTTCGGCTTACATCATTTCCATCTTGGTGAAACAACTCAAAAGACTGGAAAGCATAAGCGCTACATTGAAAGAACTGGCAATACTATTTTTGCAAAGGTTGATCAGGACGACATTTATTTATTAGGAGTGTTCGGTCATAACAGTGAAGAAAAACAATTCATCTATTCAGATGAACAGCTGCTCAAGTCCTTATACGATGAGTGGCCACATCTCCTTGAACAGTGTCGAGTTAGAGGTGTGACAGGGCAGACACTATCCCCAGAAGAGCGAAATGCCTTGCGAAGTAACGGTGCCAATGTGATTACGGCCCTTAGTGATGACATTGCAATTATGTCTCCCGGGGGAGGGTACATGGCAAATAAAATGAGTGCTTATGTTTCCATAGAAATGATACATCTATACCGTACAATTTCGCTGCTTAAAAAATCATTATTCGAGATTCAAGAACAGCACTATCCATTTGATGCCGATTTCAAAGTGATAACTTTCGGTCACGATGAGCTAAGTTTATTTTGCGATAAAAACTGTTTTTTTACAAAAATACAGATATTAGATGGCAATCATAAAACCATGAGTTTAGCGCCTGGGTATGGGCCAGTTTACACTCATGGCTTCGTGCGAGGTAAAACGACTAAGCTATATGTTGCATTAATTGAAGCGCTAAATACTACTGCGAGCAGAAATTATCTACATCCATTCCCGTCACTATATATACGACATTTATGA